TATCTGCCTCAAATCCAATCGCGGTTGTCCAGTTCCCAGACGGTATTACCCGAACCCTATGATACCTACCTAATGACCGTAAGCCAACCCTATTTTCAGCGTTTGCCGCTGTTTCTGAAGGGAAAGTTACCGCCTCACTCAGGTTAAATCGAGAGTCCACAGCCACGCTTGCAGACCCGTCATTAACTATCGGTCTGACCAGAGTGACCATACTCATGTTCATACCCGTTTCTAGATCCGCAGAGGTTATCGTTGCGGTTTTATTTGCACCCGTAAATGTGATGATCTTCTCGCCTCGGACACCAGAAACCAAGAGTTTGCCACCCTGCCATTGCCGAGAATCCAAAGAGACCTGTAAGGCATCCAAAGACGCAGAGAAGGCATCCAAACCCTCTAAGGTAATACCTGGGGTCGCCATCTCCGTAATCCTGTTTACATTGGTCTCCGCAAATGACCACTTTTTAGTCGGGATGTGATACATCAGAAGCCTGTAAGTGTCGTCAATTGTTGGATAACCCCAGATAATTAAAGCTCGGAAGGGGTCTACAGCCGCAGACATTGTTTCAATCGTGGACTCTTGCAGGGTGTCAAAGAAGTATCGGTTTACCTTCTCCGCACCTATTGCTTCTATGCTCTCACCGTTACAGGCATAAAACCCGTCATCCGCAAGCCAGTAAGTCACGCCCTGCCATTGGGCCACAGAGTTAGACTCGTAGCACCCAAGGTTTCTAGCGATATTGTCAAACTGGAAGATGATAGGGCTTCCAACATAAGACATCCGCACAATGGACTTCTCTAACAGTATCAAGCCAAACTCACCACCCGTAATCCCTCGGACTTCACCACCGTCAGGGATGATCTGGTTATCAGACTGGGTTATCGCGGTATTACCCCAAGTGTTAGGGTTGTTAAGACCCGACCAGATGACTTGGTTGCTTGCTGTATTCGTATTGCCCGCCACCACAAAGTCACGCACCACCGTTACCAGCTTGGCTGTGGGTGCAGAAGCGTCTAGTGGGGCAAAGGAGATGGTCGAGCTAAGTGTGGCGTACTGAACCTGATCCTGACCGTTAGCCGCAATCAGGTAGTCACCAAACTGCGTAAACCTCCACCGAGTCGTACTGTTATAAGTCGTCCCAGAGACATTGTCTAAAGACAGATCAGAGGAATCCAAAAGGAATAGCTTGGTAGAGCCTCCCGCGATAACCTTCGTATTACCAGAAGAATCTATGCCCGCAGCTACGCTGTTTAAGGTCTCGCTTGCCGCTAGAGAGTAGTCCTCTTCCTCTGGGAATGGGCCATAACCCACCGCTTTAGGAAAGACATTGCGGGCATTGGTTAAGGCTCCGACTACCCCAGGTTGGTCTGGAAGCCACTCTGTAAAAGTTACTTTGCTTAAAGCCATGTGCTTGCTTCCACCTGATTAGTTGTCCATGTGTTCGACCCCGCAGCAACAGGCGACCAAGTATTAGCACTCGCTGATACCTGCGTCCAAGTGTTTGCCTCGGCTGGAGTCGCTGTCCATGTATTTACATCATCCGCAATCTGTGACCACTCTTCCCCGTACTTGTAGAGCGAGGAAATAAGGTTAGCCACACCGTTAACTTGGGCCTGAATACTGGCTACTACATTTGTAGCTGATGTCAGAGAACCGACACCCGCAATTTCTGCTGTACCCTCTGCGGTAAAGCCAGCAAGCGCAGAAAGTGATCCTGTGCCTGTTATAGACCCAGAGACCAACCGTTGCTTGAATGCCCCCGCAGTCAGGCTTCCTGTACCTGTAATCGCACCGTCTACAAACTGAACCCTAATTCCGTCTGCTGTCAGGGTTCCTGTGCCTGTAATCTCTGCGGCTGCGCTTTGTATCCTTACTACGCTACTAGAGAGGCTTCCTGTGCCTGTTATGGCCCCTTCCGCTAATCGGACTAGGAAGGCATCGCTTGTAAGCGTTCCAACCCCTGTAATGCTTCCAGAGACCAGAATAGGTAATCTGAAGTCCGCAGTTGCCTCTAGCGTTCCCGTTCCTGTGATCTCCGCATAAGCGACCTTTGCACAGGTGGTGGTGGACAACCAGATGTTGTCGTCTAGGCTAAATCCAAGTGAATCTATACTGCCAAACGCATCTAAACCTTCTAGCGTAAATGGCCCGCAGACACCCTCATCCGTCCAGTTGTTATCCAGACTGAATGGGAGGGAGTCGAGCGTACCAAACTGGTCTAGCTGCTCAAGCGTGAGGGACATTTAGTCCAAACTTGCGGTAAGGCTACCAGTCGAAATCTTTAGGACATCGCCTGTAGAAATGGTCTTAGAGATGGTCAACTCGGTATGCATCAGAAGGTTCCCAGAAGACACAGCATCCAAGATGCCAATGTGGGAGATCGTTCCCCAGTCATCCGTAGCCTGTGGGAAGGTTACATCCGCAGAGGATGTCACAATGCCACCAGAGGCAGTCGTAACAGAAAGCTCCTGTCGAGCATAAGCACCGCCCGTACATTCTGTGCCTGAGTTGTCATCGCCAGGGTCAGAAGTGTAGAGACCGACATAGACCGTACTAGGCGAGGTGTAGCTTGTGCCACGCAGAACATGGTCTAACAGTTTGTTTTCCAGATAGTTTGATAGTTCAGCCATAGTTACCTCGATGTGACGGACATGGTAAGTGGAACCCCTGCGTATTCAGAGGTGTTATCGGATTCCGCAAGGGCAGACACCGCATTTCCATAAAGCTGCGTCCAAACAACCACCCTTGCATCGTTCATAAGATAAGGCTCTGCCTCCAGTAAGGCTCCGTACAGAAGCGCATCTGGGCAGACCGCCATAAACTCGTTACTCGTATTGCTGTCAGATAAAGCCTCGGGTTTTGCGTAATACAGCATTACCAAGGTGTAGTTCGTGTCAGGGATAGGAGCAAGCTCAATTTCTGATCCCTTTTGTGTGTAGAACACAGGTAGCCCTGATTCCGCAGCCCTAGCATCCCTCGTAAACGCAGAGGGAGAAAGGTAGGAAAGGCTCTGCCTGGGGTTCTGGTCTATGTAGATGTCCCGCATAGACAGAAAGTCTGAGGGAAGTCCTACTGTGCTTGTGCCGCCTGTGGTGGACGAACTCACCGTTTTTAACATCTGCCGCAGTCGTAACTGGCGGGCAAGACGAATCTCAGCTAAAGCGATGAAGTCTGGAATAACGCTAGTTAGATCGCTTCTTCCTAGATAATTTGCGACTGTTGTTTTTAGGTCGCTGTAGTTGGTCAGAGCCATCCTTAATGTCACTCCATGAATAAGTGTATTGGCCTATATGCCCGATCTCGTTACTCAGGCCATGATCTACCCAAGTCTCAAATCCAGCATCGTGAGCCGCAATGCAAAAGTGAATGTCCTCTCCCAGAATCTTGCCTGACTTGAGAGGATGAAACCAGTACCAAGGTTGAGGTGTCTCTTCAAACACCTTGCGCTTTACTAAAGCCACTCCGCAGCCTATAGCCGCAACCTTCTCTATTCCCTTCTTGCCTTTACTGTTGACTGGTATCCAAGTAGAAGTGTTCTTATCAAAGTCACACTCTAAATGCTTGGCAGTAGGGCTAACAGGGTAGTTACGGGTTGTCGCATTTACACCCACTATGTCTTTATCGTGAGACAGTAAACGCTCGATAGTGTTCTTAGGAAACCGCATATCCGCATCCAACCAGAGGATGTAATCTGCACCCTCGTTTAATGCGACTTCTGCTAACTTGTTGCGTTGGTCAAATATCAGCGTACCCGCAACGGTATAGAGTGCCTGAGTACCATCCCGAAACCGAGAGTCGTAGCCAGTCATGGTTGCTAGGTCAAACGCTGTCCCCATCATCATATCCCCTCGTGAAGGGATACATATTGCTACCCGCATTAAATCCTCCCAGGTCGAGTTCTAAAGAATCGGTTGTCAGGATCGTTTAACCACGCCTTCAACTTCTTGGGGTCAACGATATGAAAACCTTTGAGTATCCCCTCTTTGTTTAACTGTTGGATAACAGTAAAAGGGATGCTTGCAATCTTTGTAAACTCGCCCCATCTCGCTCTCTCATCTATCTGAGCGTAGGAGGCTTTATTCTGTTCTAAGAAGGGCTTTACATTCTGCTTGGTCTCTAAGATGAGGCCGCCTTCTCCATCTTCATGTGCAATCTGTACCGTTTGGGTGTCCAGGTCTTGCTTGAATATCTTAGGCATATAACTCCTAAATTGGGGGGCAGTTACCCACCCCCCATTTTACAGCAACTACTACAGAGTAGCGTCTAGGTCAGCAACGATACCGTGAGCAGCCTCGTTACGAACAGTAAGGCTTAACTCAGCAAGAATCTGCGAACGCTCGGAGTCACCAGTAATGGCGAGATCCTTGGTCTGGAAAGGACGCAGATAGGACAACTCAGCGTACTCAGGATCAAGAACCAGAACCTCACGGTCGCTAGAACGCATGAAGCGATCAGGCACAAGCTGGAGAACACCAAAGTCCGACTGGTACAGGTCAGCACCAGCAACCACGGTCACATTACCAACCGAGTTGTCGGTATTGACACGGTAAGCAGCGTTACCAGTAAAGCCAGAGACCTTCTGCTTAAGGGCAGGACGCATAACAGCAAGCGTGGGAGTACCACCAGAAACGAACACCTGCTGGATAACATCCTTAAGAAGGGCTTCCGTAAAGGTACG